GTCCCAGCCCTGTATCAAATCTCAAAAAGATTTTCAAGCGAGGACGGCGGCTACCTTTGCCACCAGAACATCGGCAACACCCCGCTCGCCCTACAGGTAATGGCAGTCCTAGACATACACGGTATCAAGTGGGAATGGGACGGCTCAGAGGCTCACTCAATCTATGTAGAAATGCCGCTCGAACCCGAATACGAAGCAGAACTAAAAGCTATGGAAGAGCGCAGACTAGCTTGTAGCGAAAGACTTTACGCATAAAATAAAATCTAGCCAAGCAGGAGACACTTCCCCCTAGGTATCAAGGCCACCTAGGGGGATTCTCTTGTTACAGCCTGTTGTAAAATTATTGCTGACTGAGCGTCACCGCCGTCAGGGTTGAGCGTCACCGCCACCTAAAAAATAAATCTATTTGAAAGGTAACTTATGTCTGAGTTCGTAAAGGCTCAAGAAGAAGTTCGTGCCAACCTAACTTCACAGATTCGTGAAGTTATCGAAGGCGCAGAACAGGCAAAGCGTGGGCTTGACTCTGCTGAGCTGGAGAAAATTGAGCGCATTGAGGCTGATATCGCTCGTGCAGATGAGATGATTGCAGCCGCTAAAAGAAATGAAGAGCGTTCGCTAGAGCTTGCTGTTGCAGCTAAGGGATTTGTCCCTTCTGTATCAGAGCGTTCTGCAAGCGACGTTCTAAGAGAGATTGCACAGACCAGAGGAACACACACCTTTGAGAAGCGCACTCTTGTCCCAAGCAGCAACACCGTGCCAAAGTCGTTCTTCGACGAGGTGTTTGATGTTGCTCGCCTAGTTGGTCCAATGCTAGACGTGTCACAGAGAATCGACACGACTTCAGGTGAAGACCTAACTATCCCAACGCTGACTGCTTACAGCACAGCTTCGATTCGTGCCGCAGGTTCGGCTCTCGCAGACAGCGACCCAACCTACAGCTCAATTACTCTCGGTGCTTACAAGTATGGCTTCCTGATTCAGGCGGCTAATGAGCTTGTAACTGACGCAGGTTTCGACCTTGCTTCTCACCTTGCAGAGCAGGCTGGAAACGCAATTGGATTCGCTGTAAACAACGCACTGACCGTTGGAACTGGAACTGTAGAGCCAACTGGAATTGTTGTTGGCGCAGGTTCGGGCGTTATCGGTGGAACTGGTGTAACGGGTGCATTTACCGCTGACAACCTAATTGACCTTGCATACAACAACATTGACGGTGCTGTTCGCAGACTGCCAGGCGTTGGATACATGGCAAACGGTAGAAGCATTGGTGCTATGCGCAAGCTAAAGGACACCGCTGGAAACTACCTATACCAGGTTGGTGTAGGACAGCCAGACACCTTTGCGGGCTTCCCAGTAATCGAGAACCCAGCTTTGGCTAACACCGCTCTAAGTGCAAAGTCTGTATTGTTTGGACACTTCCCAAGCTACAAAGTTCGTGTTGCAGGTGGTCTGCAGGTGGCTTCATCTCAGGACTACGCTTTCAACACAGACCTGACAACTTGGAGATTCCTCATCAGGCTAGACGGAAAACTTACTCACGCAAGTCACGTCAATTACTTCGTTGGTGCAGCTAGCTAATCCGACGTAAAAAGCGAAGCCCGACTGGTTTGGTTGATGCCAGTCGGGTTTCTTTTATGCTACATTTTCCGTATGACTATCAACCCAATAAAAGGTCTTATATCCTTCGCAAGTAATAGCCCTGGTGTCCCTACGGGCTACGGGCAACAAGCCGAATACCTAATGAACAGAATGGTCAAGGCTGGCTTGACCGTCGCCGCTATGTCTAACTATGGACACGAAGGCGGGATTGAAACGCTAAAGCTACAGGCGGGAAAAATACCGCACTATCCAAGAAGCTTTACGGGATACTCGGCAGATTCACTTCCATACAATCACAGACACTTTAGAGAGAAACACAAAGACCTACCAAACACAATTTTTATTCTTTATGATTCTTGGGTTTATAACGGCTACCCCGAGCTTGATAAGGAAAACATTGTTATCTGGGCACCGATTGACCACGTAACCTTGCCGCCTGGCGTAATCGCATTTTTACAAAAGCCAAACGTAACTACTGTAAGTATGGCACCCGACGGCAATCAGCAACTAACGGCGGCTGGAATACAAAATACCTACATACCACACGCTATTGACCTAAAGACTTACAAGCCAACTTTCGAAATTAGGGGCAAGGAAACTAGGAAACACCTACAAGTTTCTAAAGACGACTTTGTTGTTGGTATGGTTGCCGCCAATAAAACAAACGGGATTATTCACCGCAAGGCTTATGCGGAAAACATACTTGCGTTTAGTATCTTCCAGCGAAAGCACCCAGAGGCAAAGCTTTACATACACTCAGAGGCGAGCAAGCTTATGGGCGGATTCAATCTTGTAAACCTGCTAAAGGCTTGCGGAATCCCGCCGCAGACAGTTATCTTCCCAGACTTTCTTGACTACCGCTACGGCGTATCACGTAAGGATATGGCGGCACTTTATACCGCCTTTGACGTTCTACTAGCTACTAGTTATGGTGAGGGCTTTGGTATTCCTACAGTCGAGGCTCAGGCGTGTGGCACGAGAGCAATCGTGAGTAACTGGGCGGCGAGCAAAGACTTAGTTTCGGCTAATAGCTGGAAGGTCGAGGGCATGCCGTTCTGGGACGAACCGCAAACAGCCTGGTTCAAAATTCCTTTTGTCGAGGGAATCGTTGAGGCACTAGAGCGAGCCTATGAAGCCGAAAGAGGAACTGATGAGGAAAGCATAAAGTTTGCTAGCGACTTTGAGGACGGAAAAGTCTGGCAAGAAAAATGGCAACCGTTTTGGAGTGATTACTTTGCTAAGCAATCTGACAATTCCAGTTCTGAATAGGTATGACCTACTACAGCGTATGCTGGACAGTATCGACTACCCAATAAAAAATCTACTAATTATTGACAACGGTGGCGAGCTTGATAACCTTCGAAATTCGGATTTTGTCGAAACCCTTACTATCCTGCGAATGTTGTCAAATCTGGGCGTTGGAACTAGCTGGAATCTCGGCGTCAAAAATTTCTATCAGCTACCTGTGTTTTATTTTGCCAGCGCAGATATGTGGTTTGCCAAGGGAGATTTAGAGAAATTAGCAAACGCTAGTCCTAATAGCATTACGCTTCACAGAAGTTTCCCGCACTGGCAAACCTTTGCTATTGGCGAGAGCGTTGTTGAGCAAATCGGATTATTTGACGAAGCCCTACACCCTATTTATTTTGAGGACAATGACTATCTAAGGCGAGCGCAAGAGGCGGGTATTAGTGTGCGCTACGCAGACCTACAGGGCGGTCACGATAACAGCTCTACGATTCAGTCTGATAATCACTACGCAAAGCGCAACTCAGCTACCTTTATTGATAATCAAAGCTATTATCAAAACAAAATTGACAAAAAAGACTTCTCGCCTGGGCAGTGGGATTTGACTAGAACAAGGAGAAATAGTTGGGCAAAGTAGTTATTACTGGTGTTGCGGGCTTCCTGGGTTCGCATTTAGCAGATAAGTATTTAGACGCTGGCTGGGAAGTCGTCGGAATAGATAATTTGATTGGCGGCGATTATGACAATATCCCGCTTGACATAAGTTTCTATGAGCTCGACCTAAACAACAGAGCGATTATTGACGAAGAATTTTGGGCGGGAACTGACCTGATTATTCACGCCGCTTGCCTACCGCACGAAGGCTTATCTGTCTTTAGCCCCGCCCTAGTTGTTCAGAGCGTTATTCAGGCGAGCGTAAATGTCGCTACAGCCGCCGCTAAATACGGCGTAAAGCGTTTTGTATTTCTAAGCTCTATGGCAAGATACGGCGACCTAGGCTTGTCTTTTACAGAGGGAATGATTTGCAAGCCGCAAGACCCTTATGGAATCGCAAAGCTATCGGCAGAAAATCTAATCCGTAACATTTGTGATACGCACGGTGTCGAATGGACAATTATTGTGCCGCACAACATTATCGGTAGCCGACAGAAGTATGACGACCCTTTTAGAAACGTCGCAAGCATTTTCGCTAACCGTATGTTGCAGGGCAAGCAACCGATTATTTATGGCGACGGAAAACAAAAGCGGGCATTTTCCTTTATAGCCGACGTAGTAGAGCCGCTTTACCTTGCCTCAACTTCTGTTCGGGGAATCGGACAGATTTTCAATGTCGGGCCAGATTCGGAATCAATGACGATACTCGAGCTTGCTCAAATGGTCGCTAAACGCCTCAGATTCGATTTAGAGCCGATTTATATGCCCGATAGACCGCAAGAGGTCAAAATAGCCTTACCAAGCTCTAATCGAGCTAAGAGCCTTCTGGGATACGACGCTAAGACAAGTCAGGCAGAAGGAATCAATGAGCTTGTTACCTGGGTAGAAAAAAACGGCGCAAAGCCTTTCAACTATCACTTACCGCTAGAAATTATCAACGATAAGACACCTAAGACGTGGCTTGAAAAAATGATGTAACAAGAAGATAGACTTGTGTAATGCCTATTACTAATGGATACGCCACGCTACAAGAGGTAAAAAATAGCCTTCGCATAACTGATAGCGTTGATGATTCTTTACTTGAAATGCACATTGAAAGTGCTAGCCGAGAAATCGACGGCTCGTGCGAGCGAACTTTTTACAATATGGGAACTGCTACCCGCTACTTTGTTGCGCAGGACGCATACACAACGGTAATAGATGACCTGCAAAGCCTTACTAGTTTGCAAACTGACCCTGACGGTGACGGCAGTTACACAATTACTTGGGCAACTGGCGACTACCAACTAGAGCCGCTAAATGGATTTGTAAGCGGTATTGTGCAACCCTTTACAAGAATTACTGTGCGTGATACTTACCTTTTCCCGCTCGAAGAAGATGAGGCACTTGTAAAAGTTACTGGCGTTTGGGGCTGGGCTTCTGTGCCTATGCCAATCAAGCAAGCAACGATTCTTATGGCAAGCAGACTTTATAAGCGCAACGATAGCCCGCTAGGCGTAGCTGGCTTTGGCGAGATTGGCGTTATAAGAGTTTCTAGGCTTGACCCCGACGTAGAGGCACTAATAAGCCCGTTCAAGAAACCGAGATTTGCTTGAGCACGATAGACGATATGCGAACTCGCCTTGCTGTAAATCTGGCGACTATTACAGGACTTAGAACAGCAAGCGAATTACCAGACAATCCAAATCCGCCAGTAGCCATTGTCAATCTGCGTAATATCCAGTATGACGGGGCTTTTGGCAAGGGGCTTGCCGTGTATAATTTTGTTGTCACGGTAATTGTCGGGCGAGCCGCTGAGCGAATTGCACAGCGAAAGCTAAATGATTATTGCGACAACACGGGTAATCAAAGTGTAAAAACCGCAATAGAATCTGATAAAACACTAAACGGTTCAGCCTTTGATGTTCGTGTAGTTTCACTTGATAATATTGGCAACATACAGCTAAATGAAGCTACTTACCTAGCAGCTGAGTTTTCTGTGAATGTTTATTCAAACTAAGGAGAATAAGATATGCCCAAGTTTGTTGCTACTGACTATGCAATTACTATTGGCACAGCAAACTTCAGCTCGTCACTCGCAGCCGTAACCCTTGACATCTCTACAGATGAGCAAGAGACAACTGCTTTCGGTGACACGTACAGAACCCGTATTGCGGGTTTGCGTGACGCTTCGCTGACGCTCGACTTTATGCAGGACTTCGGTGCTGGTTCTGTTGATGCAACACTTTTCCCACTAATCGGTTCGGCAATCGGCTTTTCAATCAAGCCAACTTCGGGAACTGTTACCGCACAAAACCCAAGCTACTCTGGAACTGCGATTGTTGTTCAATACCAGCCATTTGCTTCCAATGTAGGCGATTTGGCAACGCTATCTGTGACCTGGCCCGTTTCTGGTCCAGTTACTAGGGGAACTGTCTAGGATAAAAAATGCAAATCAACCTTTTTATCACTTACCCAGGTCAGCAACCTAAACAGGTTGTTGCAGTTGCGCCCGAAATTGTTGCGTTTGAAAGCCACTTCAATACAAGCGTTACTTCGCTAGAAAAAGAAGTTAGATACACCTACCTTTGCTTTTTAGCTTGGCACGTAGAGAAAAGAACAAAAGCCACCGACCTTGATTTTGATTCTTGGGTAAATACCATTGAGCTTGTCACTGGTGAAGAAAAAAAATCCAAGGGCTAGGCGATAATTCTTACCATTGGCTTTTAGCCGTCCTAGCTTATGAGTACAAAATAAGCCCTAATGAGCTTATGCAACTTGAGCCACGAATGCTTTGGACAATGCAGAGAGTTCTTGCGCACATAAACAACAAACAACGCAAACGGTAGAATTGTGTGGTTAGGAGTGTTCTGTGCTAGAAGTCGAAAAAATAGACCCGAAGCTATTCAACTCTGCCCTAAAAATCCTAAAGAAAACAAATGAAACTGTTACAAAGGATTTGCGTTCAGAGCTAGCTACGGCACTACAGCCCTACGCTACAAAAATTGCGTCTCAAATGCCCGAGGTATCGCCGCTAAAGGGTATGACTACTGGCTCTGGTGAATACCAATACAAAAGACCAGTCGGAAAAGTTTCTTTTGCACCTGGCTCTAGCCGCAAGAATAAAACAAAGTTACTAGCCCTAACCCTAAACTCGGGTTCAGCTAGGGGCTTTTACATTATCGAACTTGCTGGAACAAGAAATAAAAGAGGGCTTACTCGTGACGGGCGAATAATGATTGACCGCCTAAATCAAGACCAGCCGCTAACTGGCAAGCGTGGTGGTCGCTATGCCTGGCGTGAATTTATAAAAACCTTTAGCGACGTTCAAAAAATTTCCGAGGACATTATCAACAAGACGCTTGGAAAGCTAGAGCGGGAACTGTAAAAAATGGCACTAAATCTAAACATTATTTCAAAATTCAACGACAAGGGCGTTCAGGAAGCTACAGCGTCTTTTAGTGGAATTGGTAAAAAGCTAGCTGGTCTAGCAGGTTTAGTTGCCGCCGCTTTTTCCGTAACCGCAATAAAGAATTTTGCTAAAGAATCTATTGCCGCCGCAGAGGGCGTAGCCGTTGCAAATAATCGCCTTGACGCTATTGCCAAATCTGTCGGACTTTTTGGCGAGCAAACTGCGGAAGTAACAAGCAGACTAAAAGCGTTTGCAGAAGCTAATGAGTTTGCTCTTGCTACTGACGCCGAAGTAATAAAGGCAACGCAGGCAAAGCTACTCGCCTTCAAGGGATTAGCAGAAACCGCAGACCAGGCTGGCGGGGCTTTTGATAGAACTACAAAGGCGGCAATTGACTTAGCCGCCGCAGGATTCGGTAGCGCAGAGGCTAACGCCGCAAAGCTAGGTCGAGCACTTGAAGACCCCGTGAAGGGTATGACCGCTCTTGCTCGCTCTGGTGTTGTATTTAGTGAATCTGAAAAAGCAAAGATAAAAGCACTCGCAGAGGGCGGTAAAGCCGCAGAGGCTCAGAACCTTATTCTGCAAGCTCTTGAGGGTAGATTCGGCGGCACAGCTCTCGCTACGGCAACGGCTAGCGAAAAGATGAAGTTAGCTTTTGACAATATAAGAGAAACTGTTGGTGCGGCACTTTTACCCGCCTTCAATTCAGTAGCAGACGCTATCCTGCCGCTTGTCGAATACCTATTGCCAAAGATAAGCGAATTTTTTGATAAGAACATTACGCCGTTTATTACAAAAGCAACGGACGCTTTCAAAAACTTCACTACAGGTATTCGTGAAAACGGTCTTGACATAGGCGAAATTTTTACACAGCTAAGCCAGGGCGTAGCTAGATTCCTAGAGGGCGGCGGGCTACAAGCCGCCTTCGAGCGTATTGCCGAAATGCGTATGAATTTTCTAAACTCTGTAGCTAAAGCCCTACCTGGAATTATTGACGCCTTTATCAGATTTATTCCTCAGCTAATTGACTTCTTGCTAAATACGCTTTTGCCAGCTCTACTCAAAGAATTTATTTTTATTGTTGCGCAGATTGCCGAAACGCTAGTCAAGGCTTTACCGAAACTTGTCGAAGCACTTCTGTCTATGATTCCAGGAATTTTAGAGGCGGCTATAACGCTTTTCAATACCCTTATAGAAGCGGTTGTAAAAATCTTGCCTTCGCTAATAAAAACAATTGTAGAAATTATGCCCGACATAGTAAATGCAATTGTAAAAATGTTGCCAGACATACTTAGGGCGGCAATACAGCTATTTACTGCGCTAGTTGAAGCTATTCCAAAGATTATTCCGCCGCTACTAAGAGCCTTTGTTGATTTACTTCCTGTAATAGTCAAGGCGATTGTAGATATGTTACCTGCGATTCTTGAAGCTGGCGTGAAGTTATTTATTGCTTTAGTGCAAGCTATTCCAAAAATTATTCCGCAACTTATTACTGCAGTTATGGGCTTGATTCCCGTGATTGTCAATACGCTCTTGGATTCTATCCCGCT